ATGCTCGTGTATCTGACAATGCTTGGGTATATGACCATGCTCGTGTGTTTGGCAATGCTTGTGTGTTTGGCAATGCTTGTGTGTTTGGCAATGCTCACGTATCTGGCAATGCTTGGGTATATGACCATGCTCGTGTGTTTGGCAATGCTTGTGTGTTTGGCAATGCTTTGGTATATGACAATGCTTGGGTATATGACAATGCTTTGGTATCTGGCAATGCTCGTGTGTATGGCAATGCTCGTGTATCTGACAATGCTTGGGTATATGACCATGCTCGTGTGTTTGGCAATGCTTGTGTGTTTGGCAATGCTCGTGTGTTTGGCAATGCTCACGTATCTGGCAATGCCAACATCTCGAAAACAAGTGATTGCTTCATAGCTGGCCCTGCTCTGTCATCAGGACGTTACACAACAGTACACAAAACAGCAGAAGGCTACCAGATCAACTGTGGGTGTTACACTACAGATAGCATCGATGAGTTTAAAAAGCGTGTCAAAGAGGTGCATAGCGGAGAAAACCTCTCAAGCTACATGGTAATTAGCGGAAGCATCGCATTGTGGTTTGAACAAAACGCAAGCAACAGTTGACAAGCAGCAAATAGTATGTTAAGATAGATATATAATGTATATTAATCTATATATCTATCTATATATCTATATAAATACATACATATATAGATATATAAATATATGTATTGATAAATTGTTGATAGATAGGTTGATAAAGATATGGAACCTTTAGATAAAGATGTGGTCATAGCTTCCCTACAGATGCAGGTAGATGGGCTGAAAGAACAAGTTGATCTGCTGTACGGTAAGTTGGAAGAACGGGATTACTTGGTTGCTAGTGCAGTAAACGAGCAGATAATCCTCGGTAAGATTCTCGATAACTTTCACGGGTATGCTCGTGTAGAAGATGTTGTTGCGGATGCAATCAAGATTTATCAAGAACTAATGTATGAAGGTAAAGACTGGGCAACTTGGTTGACCGTATCTGAACGGATGAAAGGTGGTGAGTGATGAACCATTACGGTATTGCGCAAAAGATGCTGTGCGCTAAAAAAAGCTTTTACATTGACAGAGAAGCGGGAGTACTCAATCGGGCAAAACAGGACATTGCAATGATGCTTGCGGCGGAGATTCTAGAAAACCACGACCTGTTTACCGTTCACAGCGACGTAATAAACGGCGAGACAATAACGACGGTCGAGCTTTGCTTTGCACCGATGACGGAGCAGGACATAAAGCGGATTCACCTAGCTGGTGTTCACAATGGCCAGTTCGGCAAAGGCAGAGGAATTGATTTTTTGCCGGTTTCGTTGCTTGGGAAAGGGGGTTCATAATGAGTAAAGCAGAATATCTAAGACCTGAAAAGAAAAGAACTCACCACAAGTATCTGACCATGCCCGTAATAACGTCACCGCACACACCCATAGACGACCTCGCTGAAATGCTGCTGAACCTGAACAGCGTCGTCATATCTGCCGGAGGTGCCGGCTTCACTATAGGGCGACTCACCGAGATGTCGGCGTTTGACCTACTCGTCGGACTGGCACCCAACAACATTCGATTCACTTACTCACCGGCAATGACTAAGTAGAGGAGCCTTATGATGTGTAAAGCAGAAGAACTATGGAAACAGATTGATGCGTACCGTAGACGCAAGATGACACAAGACGAGATTGATGATGCATTGATAGAATACATCTCTTCATTGGAGAAGAAATTGGATATTGCAAATGTGCTGCTCAATGAAGCAAGAAAAAACGATGCCTGTGCCATGAGCTATCTGTCTGAAATCATGGAGATTGTTGGTGGTAATGACTTTCCAGATATGATAGAGAACATCAGGAAACTGAAAGAAGGAACTCAGAAATGAAAAACAAAACGTACTACAGTCGTGTTACTCAAATCACACTGTCACCTAAAGAAGATTTCAAGTTGTGTGACGACCTTGCTACAAAAATCACTATCGAGGAGGAATCTGGTAGAGAGCTTGTAGAGATTGCCCGAGGATATTATGTACTCAGAATTGACCCTGCTGAATGGGTATCTTTGAAAGTTGCAATTGATTCTATGATTAAAGATTGCAGGGTAGAAGATAACAATGAGAAAGGCGGGGTTTTGTGAATGAGTTGGCTCTTTTCGAAAAGGATGTTTGATGAATACATGCCCAATTTGCAATCAAGAATTCGCGCCGAAGCGCAAAGAGCAAAAGATTTGCTCGGTGATTTGCCGTCAGAAGAACAACGCCAAAGGTCGCAATGGTCAGAAAACTGGCGTGCAGTCCAAACAATACAAACAGCGATTGACCAAGGACGGTTACTTTCGGATGTATTCAGGCAAACACCCTTATGCGAATGGTCGCAAAGCCATTCATGTGCATGTGATGGTCTTGGAGATTCACAACGGGCGGGCACTTCAACCAGACGAGTGTGTCCACCACATAAACGGCATAAAGACGGACAACCGTCTAGAGAACTTGGAGTTGATGAAGCGCGCGGAACACTCGAGGGTGCACAACTTGGGACTAACGAAGACACGCCGCCGTGTGAGGGGGCGTTATGCGTGAGCTTGCGCTCTTTGCAGGCGCTGGTGGAGGAATACTTGGTGGACACTTGCTCGGATGGAGAACAGTGTGCGCCGTTGAGCGTGATGCCTACGCAGCACAAATTTTGGCGCAACGACAAAACGATGGAATTCTCAAGCCTTTCCCAATTTGGTCTGACGTGTGTAGTTTTGACGGAAGGCCATGGCGAGGAATTGTTGATGTCGTATCTGGCGGGTTTCCGTGTCAGGACATATCAGTCACAGGAAAAAGAGCAGGGATTACAGGTGAAAGGTCTAGTCTATGGTGGGAGATGGAGAGAATTATCGGAGAAGTTCAACCAAGATACGTCTTTATTGAAAATTCCCCAAACCTTAGAGGTAATGGACTTGTCACCGTTCTACAAGGGCTTACCAAAATCGGGTATGATGCTGCATGGGACGTGCTTTCCGCAAGAAACTTTGGAGCGAACCACGAAAGAAAAAGGATGTGGATCGTTGCTTCCAACACCAACATGCCACAATGCGAAGGAGGGTGGGTACCCGGCGGAGGGGCGGAGGAATACACCGACGCTTGGGTGGAATCTTGGTGGGCGACCGAACCCAATGTATGTCGAGTGGATGATGGGGTGGCCTTTGTCGTGGACAGACTTAAAGCCACAGGAAATGGACAAGTTCCTATTGTGGCAGCAACAGCTTTCAATCGTCTAAGCGGCAGGCTGCCTAGGAGCAACAATGAGTAGGTTAATCGGACGAGAACAATGCCCTTCTTGTGCTGAGAAGGGTGGAGATAACAGTCGTGATAATCTAGCAGTCTATTCGGACGGAAGTAAACATTGCCATGTATGCAGTTATCACGAGAACAAAGGGAAAGGTAAGATGTCAACATATAGACCACCATCGCATCAGGGTAGTCTAGAAGATGTAACAATGATTGGTTCATATCCAATCAAATCTTCTCCTGATCGTAATATTGAAGAAGCAGTAAACAAGTTCTATGGTGTTCGTTGTTCTATTAATGAAAGCAATGGACAACAAGACAAGCGGTACTACCCATACACTGATTCATTTGGTACAATCAGTGGGTACAAGGTTCGTAAGTTCCCAAAAGACTTTACTGCTGTTGGTAAAGTAAAGGGTTTGTTTGGACAACATTGCTTCAAAGAAGGTGGTAAACTTCTAATCATCTTTGAAGGTGAAGAAGATGCACTCGCTGGTTTCCAGATGCTGAAGTTATCTGGTAAACAATATGCATGTGTGTCAATCCCTAATGGTGCTAATGAAGATGGGGTTGTTGACAAACAGACACAAGCACAATTAGAATACATGAGTTCCTTTGAGAATGTCATGCTTTGTTTTGATGAGGATAAACCCGGAGAAGAGACTGCAAAACAGTTAGCTGATCTGCTTTGTTCTCAAACAAACGTGAAGATGCTTGTACTACCAGATGAATATAAAGATGCGTCTGATATGTGTAAAGCGAACAAGGCTCAAGAGTTCTACAGATGTATCAACAATGCAAAAGACTACCGACCAGAGCAAATTGTAGAGGGGAAGGATTTAGATTTTAAGTCTCTTCGTGTAGCAAAGGAACGTGGGTTTGATTTACCATACCCTGAACTACAGAATAAACTTAAAGGTGTACGCCGTGGTGAACTGATGCTTGTGTGTGCTGGCTCTGGTATTGGTAAGAGTTTGTTCACACGAGAGATCGGGTTTCACTTATGGAAACAACATGGTTTGAAGATTGGAAACATCCTATTGGAAACTCCAATGGAAGATGCGGTTAATGCTTTCATTGCGATGGAGTGCGGTGTGCATCCAGCCAAATACTTGTATAATCCAGACATTGTTGAAGAGGCGGTAGCAGAGAAAGCCTTTGACACAATCAAAGAAAGTATGGTATTCTTCAAACACTTTGGTTCAATCAATCCTAAAGTGTTGGTCAACAAGATCAACTACATGAAGAAGGTGTTGGGTGTAGATTTTGTAATCTTGGATCACTTGTCTATGGTTGTATCTGGCAATGAGTCTGACAATGAACGCAAGGATTTGGATGTTATCATGACAGACCTTGCAAAGTTGTGTGTATCTACTGGTATTGGAATCATTGCTGTGGTACACTTGAAACGAGTACCGGGTAAGAACTACAACACAGGTGATGAAGTTGAATTAACTGATCTTCGAGGTAGTGCTGGTCTCGAACAGATGTCTTGGTCTGTTGTGGCTCTTGAACGGGATCAACAAGGAGAGACAAAAGACTTCTCTCAGGTTCGAGTATTGAAGAATCGTACTTGGGGGTTTACTGGTGTATGTGATAGACTACGTTACGATCACGAAGCTGGACGACTACTTGAAGTAGAAACACAGGAGTATTGATTGTGCAAGTAAGAATTGGAAAGACGCTGTATGAAACTGTAGATATTAATGAAGAGGAGCACTATGGGTGCAGTGGGTGTTGTGTAGCAGAAAAAGATTTGCCTCACCCGAGTATGTCAAACATTTGTAAGAAGCTAAATAATTCACGCAAGCCGTACTATTGCTCTAACATTGTTTGGAAAGTAGTTGATGAGTCGAAAAATAATCTTTGACATTGAAGCTGATAACCTCTACGATAACGCTACTACTTGTCATCTGTTGGTAGCAAAGCAGCAATATAAACAGAAGCATTTGATCTTGAGGGGCGATGATGAAGTAAAGACATTCAGCAGTAAGCTAGTAGAAGGTGATTGGTTGATTGGGCACAACATCTTGGGGTTTGATGTTCCTTTATTCTCTAAGTTGTATCTTCAACCAGTAAACCAATATATGTTCAATGGCGTCAAAGTCCAATACTTTGATACCTATTATGCCAGTATGTATTTATATCCTGATCGAGAATCACACAGTCTTGCTTCTTGGGGTGAAGAGTTTGGATTCCCTAAAGGAGACCACAACGATTGGTCTAAGTGGAGCCAAGAGATGGAAGACTACTGTATTCGAGATGTAGATTTAACAGAGAAGTTATTTAATAAACTTGTAGTGGAGGTGTGCAATGCGTGACTTTATGTGGAATGTTTGTACCGTTCTTCTTTCGGTTGTTATAGGTATGTTGGTTCTGTCTGCTTTTTTTGCTACTGTTATTGGACTGTCGTACGTTGTTGACAAGCACTCTTGTGCAGTATACAGTGAGACAACAGGCAGAGAAACAAAGTATTCATTTCAGGTGTGCTATGTTAAAGATGAAACAAACAACAAGTGGTATACTATGAATGAGTTTCTGGCTCGTCAGGGTATTATTAAAACACAGTAAACATGGAAGACTATAAACTACCAGAGTCTTTTCGAGCAGGGCAATCTACTTTCTTCTTGATGAATGTTCAGGCATACACTGGCATTCGATTTGACGAGAGGAAAGGTTTGAGCCTTCTCGTTAAGCTACACAAAGAGATGTTACAACTTAAAGAGGATGTTGAGCCGCAACTTCCACCTCGTAAGATGAAGAAAGGAGAAGAGAAGGAGTACACACTTCCAGCAAAGCCCTATAAGAAAGACGGTAGTTTTAGTTCTCACATGGAAAACTTTATTGCCAAACACAATTTGGTAGTAATTGATAACCAGATATTCTTTGAAGGTAAGACTGTTGACGTTGTTGGTGGTACAGTTCTTGAGAAAAAAGTACCAATGCTTATCTCTAACGGTGATGATTTGAAGGATTGGTTCTTGTCTTTAGGTTGGGTTCCTACTATGTGGAACTTCAAGAAAGACAGTAAAGGTAAACCAGTAAGAGATGAGAAAACAAAAGAGTACATTGTAACAAGTCCAAAGATTCAGGATAAAGGAAAGATATGTCCTAACCTGATTGGGCTAGATAAAGGTGATCTTTGTGGTAAAGTTGTAAGGTGGCTGTCTCTTCGTAACCGATATGCAGTTTTGAAAGGGTGGTTAGAAAATGAACGACTTGCAATTGATGGACGATTATCTTCTGGAAGCTCAGGCATTACTCCAACTCACAGACAAAAGCATTCTGTCGTGGCGAACATTCCCAAAGCAGAAGAGGGTGTGTTATACGGTAAGGAGTTCAGGTCGTTATTCATATCCGATAACGACGAGCATGTATGTGTTGGGTATGACGCATCGGCTCTTGAAGGGAGAGTAGAAGGACATTACACAACACCTTATGATGGTGGAGAACGAGCCAACATCTTGTTGAACGGAGACATCCATAGCAAGAATGCAAAGCTATTCTTCCCCAAAGAAACTGAGTTGTTTGATCCTTCACATCCAGATTTCAATAAGGATGATAAACAATTCAAACCGTACCGTAGTAGATCAAAAAACGGGGCTTACGCGTTGGCTTACGGTTGTACACCTAAGAAACTAGCAGTAACTCTTGGTGTTCCAGAAGAGTTTGGTAAAGAAAAGTATGATGCTTTTTGGGAGGGGAACCCCGGACTAAGATTGTTTAAGGAAAAGGTTGAAGAGTATTGGCAACACAAAGGACAAAAGAAATACTTGATTGCTATTGACCGCAGACGTTTAAGTTCTAGGTCTAGACACTCTCTTGTAAATCTGTTGTTTCAATCTTGTGGTGCTATCGCTATGGACTATTCTGGTTTATACATGGATAGATGGTTAGGCGGGATCAAGTACACGAGGGAAGAAGGATGGCACTACAAGTACAAAGGGTTTATTGTTCGTCGTGTAGTGTACTACCATGATGAATATTTGTGGTCGTGTCGTAAAGAACTTAGTAAAGAAATTGGGGAACTTGGTGTTAAATCAATTGTCGAAGCTGGCCGTTATTTAAAACTAAGAGTACCTTTAGATGGTGAAGCCAAGATCGGTAAGTCTTGGGCAGAAGTTCATTAACAAAGAAAGAGGATTAAGTAGATGAAAGTAACTGTAACTAAAATTGGTAAGTCAAACGGAACATCCAAGACTTCTGGAAAGGCGTACCAACAAGTTGATCTTGAATATTTGAATGGTGATAAACCGGGTAAGCGTAGTATCAATCAGTATGCTCCTGTGTATAAACAAGTATCGGCTTTGTCTGTTGGTGACATTCTTGAGATTGAATACGACGATACACAATATAAGAACTGGACTTCAGTTAATGTTGTTGGTAAAGCAGATGTGACTTCTCTTCCAAAACCAGCAACATCTGGTGGAGGTGGCAACTACGAAACTAAAGAAGAACGACAAGCCAAACAAGTAATGATTGTACGACAGTCTAGTTTGAACGTAGCAGTACAAGCATTGACAGCAACAAGTAAGACAGTTCCAACAACAGCAGAACTGATTGAGTTTGCATCTGTTCTTGAATCGTATGTGCTTGGCAAAGAATCTACTCAAGTAGGTTTTAGCACCGACAATAACGGCGAGTTTTAATAGGAGAGAACAACATGAAGAAACCATTTCAAGCAAAACCAAACACAGGTGCAGCATTTAAGAATGACCGTGAAGGTAGCAAAGCAGCATACAGCGGTGATGTAAATGTTGATGGCGTTATGTACTTTATTGATCTGTACGTCAATGAAGCAGTAACAGGCAACAAGTATCTCGGCATCAAACTGAAACGGAAAGACAAACAACCAACGAATGACATTCTTGATGGTGCTCCTTCTGGCAAAAGCCAAGCATCAAAAGCAGTTGATGATTTTGAAGATGACATCCCCTTCTAATCGGAGATACTTTTATGGTTGCACGTAACGATATTACTGGTGATAAGATCAAAACAAAAGCGGGTATCTCTGAAGAGTACATGAACAACTTTGATCGTATCTTCGGGAAGAAACTCAAAGAGTCTCCTGACATTGAACACAAAACAATTGATGAAGAAGTAGAGATTAAACGTAGCATTGGAGATGCTGTGAAGTGATAGCCCTTATTGATGCAGATGTTCTCTGTTATCAAGTCGGGTTTAGTGTTGAGGGGAAAGACGTTGAAGAAGGGTTTAAACGTTTAGACGATAGGCTATTGGAGATTCTTTGTTATGTGGATGCTAGTGATCGTAAGTTGTTTCTCAGTTGCCCACGAGAACAAAACTTCAGAACATCTATACACAATGAATACAAAGTTGGTCGTCCCCCTGCACCAACACACCACAAAGCACTTCGTAAATACTTGATTGACAATTGGGAAGCAGAAGAAAGGCATGGCCTTGAAGCAGATGATTTGCTTGGCATCCATCAGACATTGAATGGAGACAACTCTATCATTTGTTCTATTGACAAAGACTTGTACCAGATTCCGGGCAATCATTGTGAGATAGGTGGTCATTACAACAATTGGCAAATGGATAAACACCATGTATATCCAGACGAAGCAGATTGGTTCTTCTGTTACCAATGGTTACGAGGTGACTTTGTAGACAAGATTACAGGGATACCAAGAGTTGGTGATAAGAAAGCAAAGAAGTATCTTGAAGGATGTACAACAAGAAAACAACTTGTAGAAAGAACAATGTTCGCCTATAAAGAAGCAAAGCTAGATGAACAGTACACGCTCCTACAAGCCAATCTTGTTTACATCTTACGAGGGTTTTATGAGTTCTTTTCGTTAGATGAATATTTAAAAGGATAGCAGTTTGAAAGCAAAACTAATTGCAGTAACAAAACCAGTTGAAGACATGAAAGAATACATGGAGGATGCTGGCGACTTGATTGCTTTCTGTGCTCGTGTTTCTAATCCAGACAACCAAGGGAATAAAGACACAGCCGGAAAGCTACTGAATTATCTTAAACGGTACAAGCACTGGTCTCCATTTGAGATGGCTAATTGCATAGTTGAAGTAGAAGCGCCTCGAGATATTGCTCGTCAACTTCTTCGTCATCGGAGTTTCGCATTTCAGGAATTGAGTTTTAGATATTCAGAAGCTCAAGCGTTTGTTATCCGTGAAGCACGAATGCAGGACACAAAGAACCGGCAGAATTCTTTAGATTGTTCTGATAAAGAACTGAAAGAAATCTGGGAAGAAAAACAACGAATGCTTATCCGTAAGGTCAATGACGATTATCGGTGGGCATTGGAAAACGGTATTGCAAAAGAGTGCGCTCGTGTTATTCTTCCAGAAGGTTTAACAATGAGCCGCCTGTATGTCAACGGTACTATCCGTTCATGGATTCATTATCTAGAAGTACGAATGGAAGAAGGGGTTACGCAGAAAGAGCACGTTGAGTTAGCAACACTTATTTGTGAACAGATCAACAAAGTTTTTGAAGTTGTGGAGATTAAACAATGAAAACTAAACGTTATTACTTTGGGTACTACCCCGGATATTATTCTGAGTATCCTGAAGGTTGGATGGAAGATTTTGAATATTGTGTGGAGATTGACTATGACTTTGAAATGATCCGAATTAAAGACGCTTGCAACCGAAGCATCCCTGTTGGATTTGAAGATATTGATAAACTAATTCGAGTGCTGACAACCGTGGTTAAAAAGATTGACACTACTGATGAAGCCAACGATTAAACGTAAAAAGAAAGTTACTCCTTGGCGTAGTGGTTTAGAGGAAGAGTTTGCTGCATACTTGACTGCTCTACAATTACCTTTCACATTTGAAAGTGATAAGCTGGAATACATAATCCCCGCAACAAAGCACAAGTACACACCAGACTTCAAACTTAAACCTAAGTTCTACTTGGAGACAAAAGGAATCTTTGACACAGCAGATCGTAAGAAACATCTACTGATTAAAGAGCAACATCCAGATATTGATATTCGGATTGTGTTTCATAACCCGAACAATAAGTTGAGGCGGGGTTCACCAACAACATACGCAATGTGGTGTGATAAGCATGGGATAAAGTGGGCTGACTTTCGTAAAGGTATCCCCCAAGAATGGATTAAGGAAATTAAGGATGAATAAAAACTACACAGATATTATTGTTAGTCTGTATGGTCTTGCTGAATTTATGAAGACAGTTCAACATAAGCAGCATTACTCCAACCATGATCGTGCTGCAATGAAGGCATTGAGCCTAGAAGTAATCCAACAACTTCAAGAAAAGGTGATTGGCTTTGAAGAAAACACAGCAACTAAAGACCAAGTTTGAGTTTGATAAACCAGTAGATATTCTGGTGATGCCTGATGCTCATGCAAAACCTAACCAAGACTTGCGAAGATTTGATTGGTTTGGTAAGCTACTGGTTGATCGGCAACCTGATGTCGTTGTTGATCTTGGCGACTTTGCCGATATGGAATCACTATCTAGTTATGATATTGGAAAGAAATCTTATGAAGGACGTAGACTCAAACACGACGTTGCAGCAGCTAGAGAGGCTAGAGTACGAGTTGTACAGCCTTTACGCGATGTGCAGGAACGTCAGCGAAACAATCGAAAATCTCTCTATCGACCGCATCTATTCGCCCTTGGAGGCAACCATGATGAGGGAAGGTACAGAAAAGCTCTCGAAGGAGATTGCAAACTCGATGGTACTATCTCTTGGTCTGATCTCGGTTACGAAGACAGTGGGTTCTCGTATATCCCATTCTTAGAGATTCTTACTGTTAATGGGTGGTGTTTCTCTCACTATGTTGTAAGCGGTGTGATGGGTCGTCCTGTCGGTGGAGCTAACCCTGCACGTAGTTTATTGAAACAACAACATACCTCTACAGTTGTAGGGCATAGTCACCTACTGGACATTGCAACAGAAACATTACCAGATGGACGACGCATCTGGGGAATTCAAGCAGGTTGTTTCCTAGATGAAGATCAATGGGAAAGCTACGCAGGGCCAGCAAATAAATTGTGGTGGAAGGGTTGCATTCTATTGAAAGGATGCTACAATGGAGATTGTGAAGGTATTGAACTAATCACTATGAAAGAACTGAGGAATACTTATGGAGGGTAAGACTCAGATTGGTGGAACACATTACCTTAAAAAAGTACAGCCTTGGGATGTTGTTGACGAATATAACTTGAACTACTATGCTGGTAATGTTGTCAAATACGTGATGCGATACCAAGAAAAGAATGGTAAGCAGGACTTAGAGAAAGCAAAGCATTACCTCGAATATATGATCTCTAACTATGAAAGGATTCACAAAAAACATGATTAACTTTAAAGGTTTGAAACAGTACTTGTTGAACCGAGCAAATGAAGTTTCCACTTGGCGAGGTGTCGTTCTTCTTCTAGCTGCAACGGGGAGTGTTCTTACTCCAGACCAACAAGAACTTATTGTAACACTTGGTATTGGTGTTGCTGGTCTGATTGGAGCCTTGTTCCCAGAACAAATTGTAAAGAAGGATCAAGGAGATGTACGAACAATTGATGGCTAGATGTTTTTACGCTATCATTGGTTTCTTGTCTGGATTGTTTGTGGCTATGCTCTTTGTTCAGCAACACACTAAAGAGTATCCACAACCAGACATTGCTAAGATAGTTACAAATGTAGAAACAACAAAGACTGTTTACAAAACAATTAAAGAGAAGGTTCCAGTATATGTTAGAGACAACACTTGTTCTATTAACAGGGGTACTGTTAGGGTACTTCTCTCATCAGCCAGACAACAAGAAATTACCGGAAGCCCCACAGATATTGATGGAGAAACCTCAACCGTTAAGTTATCCGAAGTCGTGGGAACAACAAGTGGTTGGGCTGAACAATACTACATCTGCAAAACAAAACTAGAAGGGTGGCAAGAATGGTATGGGAAATTAAAAAATGAGCGTTAGAATCAAATTCAGTTTCAGTATTAACGGACGAGAAGAATACTCTACGTCAAAGCACGTAGCAACATTTGATGAGGTGAAGGCTTTGCTAAATGTCTTTCAAGAAGAAGTAGAAGGGATTGTTGAATTCAGCGAGGATGATCTATTTCTTGATCGTTCACTAAGCAACAGTTTTGAAGATGATTACGAACAAGGAGAAGAACAACAACATGACTATCAAGATTGACCTTTCTAAAGATAAACTGTTTGACACACACGGGTTAGCCCGTCTTAAAGATGGGTATATGCGTGATGATGAAACAAGTCCACAAGAACGATATGCTTTTGTATCTAAATCTTTTGCATCAAATGAAGAACATGCACAACGTATTTATGAATATGCAAGTAACCATTGGTTAAGTTTCTCTACTCCAATCCTTGCGTTTGGTAAGAACAAAGGTGCAATGCCAATCAGTTGCTACCTACCATACTTACCAGATACACGGACAGGGCTAGTAGAAACATCTTCTGAATCTCGGTGGTTGTCTATGAGCGGGGGCGGTGTTGGCCTAGGCCTTGGTCTTCGCGGGACTGGTAATAAATCTGCTGGTGTGATGGCTCATCTTAAAACATATGATGCTGATACTCTGGCATACAAACAAGGAGAAACGCGAAGAGGCTCTATCGCAGCTTACTTGGATATTTCTCATCCAGACATCAAGCAGTTTATTACTATGCGTAGACCAACGTCAGATGAGAATCAACGTTGTTTAAATCTTCATCACGGAGTAAATATCTCTGATGGATTTATGTCTCGTGTTGAACAACTTACAAAGATCAACGATCCAGAGCTAGATAAGTGGGAACTGATTGACCCACACACAAAGAAAGTTACAGACATTGTTTCTGTAAAAGAATTGTGGCAGTCTATTCTTGAGACTCGTGCTCAGACTGGTGAACCGTATTTACACTTTATTGATCGAAGTAATGAGAAACTTCCATTGCATCAGAAGATGCGAGGGCTCAGTGTAAAACAGACTAATCTTTGTAGCGAAGTAATCTTACCAACTGATGAGCTACGAACTGCCGTTTGTTGCTTATCTAGTTTTAACTTGGAGTACTATGATGATTGGAAAGATCATCCTCAGTTTGTATCTGATGTGGTTGAGTTTCTTGATAATGTTCTGGAATACTTTATTCAAAACGCTCCTGCATCTATGTCCAGAGCGATTTATAGTGCAAAAAGAGAACGGAGTATTGGTCTTGGCGTACTTGGATTTCATGCACTATTGCAATCTAAAGGTATACCGTTTGAATCTGCGTTGGCAGTCTCTCTTAACAAAAGGATTTGGAAAAAGCTGAATGAAGAAGCGACACTGGCTACGAAGCGTCTTGCTGTTGAAAGAGGTGCTTGCCCTGATTATGAAGATGCCGTTAATTGTGGTGCTGTTCTTGAGTATGGCCCTGTGCGTAACAGCCATCTGTTTGCAGTGGCTCCTACAGCATCTAGCTCAATTATTATGGGAAACACTTCTCCATCAGTTGAACCGTATCGGGCTAACATCTTTGTTCAAAAGACGCTGAGTGGTTCTCATGTTTGGAAGAATAAGTTTCTTGAACGTCTATTAGAGAAGCATGGAAAGAACACACAAGAAGTGTGGGATGAGATTATTGCCAATGAAGGTAGTGTCCAATCTCTTACATTCCTTGATGCTTACGAAAAGGATACGTTTAAGACTTCACGAGAGATTGACCAGCAGTGGATTATTCAACATGCAGCAGATCGACAAGAGTATATTGACCAAGCACAATCTATTAACTTGTTTGTATCAGCAGATGTTTCTATTGAGTACCTACATCGTATTCATATGATGGCTTGGAAGCGAGGACTGAAGACATTGTACTATCTCCGGTCTACAAGTATTCGTAAAGCAGACAAGGTTGGACAGAAGACTGAACGTGTTGAATTAAAAACTAAAGGTAATGACGAAGAGTGCTTGGCTTGTCAATAGGAGTAACTGATGAGGTCAGGGGTAAACGATGATTTGAAAACAGATGGCAGAGCTAAACAGGTTATTGTAAAATACACTCAGTTCTGCCGATATGTTTATCGAAGAACGTCTAGGACATGGGCTATTGGGTTTGATACTCCAATTGGAAAAGAAGATTTACCTTATTACTTTGAAGGTATCTCTTATGCAAAGGCTCTCGAACTTCTAGATGAACAAATCGAGAACATTGAATTGTTAATCAAAGGAACCATCAAGGATGTATTGTTGTCCCAAGGTGAGTATGAGGCTTTAATTAGTTATATACACACTATCACACCCAATAAGTGGAGATACAACAACTACATCCGTACCCTTATCGAGCAAAGACGTAAGCGAGATGTGGCTTACGATTTAACAAAACGGGTATTCAAACTATCATGGAATCCATACATGGAGAAATGGTTAAACACGTTTGATCCGCAACTTGCTGAACGTCGTATTGCTGAAAGGGAACTATTCAGGGATGGTGTTGTTCTGAAGAACACTAGGCCAAACAAAGACTGGAAAAAAGTTAAAGATGGATACTTAGCTAAACGACATGCAAACACTTATGATCGACGAGGCTACGTGTTCGTACCGTTTGAACAAGACAGAGAACAATTTACAGAGGAATACAATGGAATTGAGGAACATGGTAACGGGTCAGGCGGGGACTGACTTAATTAAAAAATTTGAAGGGTGTAGACTAAAAGCCTATAAATGTCCAGCAGGTGTTTGGACTATCGGCTATGGTCATACGGGACCAGATGTAAAAGATGGATTGGTAATTACAAACTATCAAGCTGGTGCTTTGTTGGTAGGAGACTTGCAAAAGTTTGAGAATGCTATTAAACTTTGTGTACGAGTTCCTTTGACTCAGAACCAGTTTGATGCTTTAGTTGCTTTTACTTTTAATGTTGGTGCAGGGGCGTTACAGAAATCCACACTGTTAAAGAAACTAAATGCTAGTGATTACGCTGGTGCTGCAAATGAATTCTTGAAGTGGGATAAGGCTGGTGGAGTAACCTTATCTGGACTGACAACACGGCGTAAAGAAGAACGGGAGTTGTTCCTTAAATGAGTCAACTATTAGAATCACGAGTAGCCTATAAACCATTCAACTATCCTTGGGCTTATGATGCCTTCAAGGTACACGAACAGGCGCACTGGTTACCAGAAGAAGCACCACTAAATGAAGACGTAAATGATTGGAAGAATAAACTCACTGAACAAGAAAAGTCTCTTCTTACACATATCTTTCGTTTCTTCACCCAAGGAGATATTGATGTAGCTGGTGCTTACATTGAGAAGTATCTCCCTGTATTTAAGCAGCCAGAGATTCGTATGATGCTTCTTTCTTTTGCAGCACGAGAAGCAATTCATATTGATGCTTACAGTAAGATCATTGAAACACTGGGGATGCCAGATACAACATACTCTCAGTTTCTTGAGTATGATGCAATGAAGAACAAGCATGACTATGTTCAACGATACATTGACCATACAAACAAGAAGACGATTGCACAGCAGATCGCTGTGTTCTCTGCCTTCACTGAAGGTATGCAACTGTTTAGTAGTTTCATTATGTTGCTAAACTTCACTCGTCGTGGTTTAATGAAAGGTATGGGTCAAATCATTACGTGGTCTATCATTGATGAATCAATGCACTGCGAAGGGATGACAACGCTCTTCCGTACATTCATCGAAGAGAACCCTCATATCTGGACAGACGAGTTCAAGAAAACTCTATATCAGATTGCTCGTGATATGGTAGAACTTGAAGATAAGTTTATTGATCTTGCTTACGAACTTGGTGAAGTTAGTGGCTTGACAGCAGAAGAAGTAAAAGAGTATATTCGGTATATTGCTGATCGCCGCTTGATGGCCCTTGGCCTTAAACCGAACTGGGAAGTAGAACGTAACCCACTACCTTGGGTTAATGAACTGTTGTCTCTCGATCCTCATGAGAACTTCTTTGAGACACGAGCAACATCATACGCCAAAGGCGCACTTACTGGAAGCTGGTCAGATGTTTGGGCTACTTAGTTTTAACTTTTATTTGCAACAAGCAATCATTGTTGCCACTTGGAATAACTTAATGAAAGAGGTAACAAATGAATTTCTATTACAGCATGGACTTTACAACAGGTTGCACAGTCGGTCTTGAGTTTATTGATATGCCGACGTTTGATCTTGATTCTGACTTGGATGAAGACATCTTTGAAGTAAAGACTATGCTCTTTATTCACCTGTTCATCTTTAAGATCGGAGTAGGTATCTGGTGAAGGTAGAGATTAAACAAAGCGGTAATAAGTGGATTGTGAAGGCAAACGGTGTAATAGCCGTTTGTTCTTCTCCTGAAGAGGTTAGGGAAGTAACTAAGAAAATGGGGTATCGAGTATGAAACAAGCAGTTAAAGACGTCTCAACAATGATGAAAGCAGGGGATCAAAAACCAAGTTTGTCTTCTGCCAACTTATATCGAAGTCTTATCAATGAAGAATATTCTGAATGGCTACAAGCACACAATGTTGTTGAAGAAGTAGATGCTTGTCTTGACCTGATCTGGGTATGTACTGGATATATGCTCTCTCTTGGTGTTGATGTCACTGGTGCTTGGAATGAAGTAGCAGCATCTAATCGAAGTAAGACAATGCCCGATGGAAAGTGTCTAAAGGACGAGAACGGGAAGATCATTAAACCTGAAGGTTATTTCAAACCAGATTTGAAACCATTCATTCCGGTCAATTTCTAAAAAGAAAGGGGAGCCAATTAAGGACTCCCCATTTTTACGTCTTATTTTTTGTTAGCAACTAAGTCAAGTTGGTCAAGAACTCTTTCCATTGCATCAAGATTCTTCTCATCAATATCTGTCTTGTTAGGCTTGGATAGCAGTTGTTCGTACTCCTTCTCAAGTTGAACTCGTCCAGAACCATTCGCATACGAATCAAGCAGTTTGTCTAGTTGTGCAGGATCACCACCAATCTTATCCATCTTATCATAGAGGTTGTCTGGAATGTCACCAAGAGTAATGATAGCTTTAGTTGCATCATCCATTACTGATTGGACTCTTGTTGCCATGTTCCTGCTTTGTTGCTGTCTACTACGTTCCATCTGTTGATAACGACTAACTTCAGGTACAGAGAAACCAAACTTGTTTACAGATGTAGGGATCACCTCCTTCCCTTTCTTATTAATAGAAGTGCCATCTTCTGTCATCGTCATCTTTTCAATAGAGTACCTAGTAGACTTTGGTGCTACAGATTTAATGGCTGATAAAGTATCTGGTGCAATTGTCCCCATTGTTGTTAAGTCATGAGCAGCGGAGTTAGCAGCAGACATAGTATTAAATGCCCACTGAATATTAGCTCCAATCGGTAATGAACCGGGTGCTGAGAATTGAGGATTAAAATCTAATCCGGTCAATACACTACCTAGCCCTCCTTCAGCAATTTTAACACGAATGTCATTCATAACTGCTTCACGATTGTCTGTTGTGTACCCTCCTTGTTTAGCTGCAATCTCTTCGATAACATCTTGCCAAGATGGCATTTCAGTACCGAACCATTCATTAGCTTTATCTGCTAATGTGTTGTACATTTCTGCACCAACAACACCACCAAGTCCAACAGTTAAAGCACGTATACCAAAAAACGTAGCTGACCCAGAGGCAGCATACATCTTCTTGCCAAACCCTTGAGCTTTAGCGATAGCTCTCATTTGTTCGTCAGCTTTATTCAAATAAGAAACCATCCACTTCGTAGCAGGAAAAACAATCTTAGATGCTTGTCCTAGCTTACGAAACATCTCTGGTGAGTTGGCTCGACTTGTCTCTGTATGAATCTTCATAACTTCTGCACCAGCACGATCCATTGCTAGTTCGTGCGACAAGCCAGAATCACGAAGATAATAGTACATACTTAACAAAGTCTGTGCTCTTCCGTATTGGTCAACAATTGCAAAAGGTGTGTGACCAGTGGCATAGCTTCTTACTTCAGCCATAGCCTCAGAGTATTTACCAAACCCTTTCAACTTTTTCTCTGCTGTCGTGCCTAAGTCTTCTGCCCAACGTGGAGCTAAGACACCTCTCTCTGCGCCTTCACGAAGAACTTTTTGAGAAAGTGCTGAGGGCTTTACCCCGGGCGTCATCTCTCTAGTCATACGGAGTTCTGCCGAGAGAGCTTTATAGAACCCACCAGAAACACCTTTCTCACTGGCTATGCTCAGCATTGCAGGCAGTGTGCCAAAGTAATGTTCACCGGCCATACCAATCAGTTGAGGCACATTGTATAGCTTATATGCAATAGTCGAGTATGTTGCATTCAAACCTGTAATACACCGCCCAATGAAATCTCTACCAAACATCCAAGAGGTTAATGGGTCTATTTGTTTAATCAGGTTATCAACAGCACTGGACTTACCAGACATTGATTCAAACAAATCATTAGCTGCTTTTGTAAGTTGAGGTGTCTTTTCAAAAGTCTCTTTAAAGATGTCTTTAACATAGACTTGTGCTTGAGCTTTAGCATTGGCATTGTACGCTCTGTTAGCATAGTTCTCAATCTCAGTCATTAATTGAGAATACCCTTTTACAGAGGCTTCACTGCCGCGCCATCCCTTAATGAATTCTCCACCAGCCTTACGGCGAGAGATAGATTCATTCTGTTTCTTCGCAGCTACGATTGCATCGTACATCATAATCAATTCATCTGCATGAGAGAACTGTACTTTGTCTTCTGCTTTCATTGCTTCAATGATTTGTCGGACTTGGCTACCAGCCTTAAAAGCATCTTGCCCAAGAGTGTTTCTTGAGTAAGAAACAGAAGCAATCGAAGCATCTGATTGTGGATGAATCTTAGATTCCCAGAGATACTCTGGAAGAGACATAGAAATCTTTGACTCAGTACCATCCTTAAATTTAATATGTTTTACCCAAGCAGAGTGAAATCCGCGTTCCCAATTGTGAGGGACATAGAGAGGAACACGATCAAGAACAGACAAATCTAACTTCTTTCCTTCTGGAAGAAGAGTATTCAAATGAGTGAAGGCTTGTTTAAACTGTTCTGTTGCTTTCGTCATTACTCGATCTGTAGACTCAAGAAACATACGAGCTTGCTCTACTGTAACACCGGCCTCTTTAGAGAGATGTTCAGGAGATACTTCAACACCATGATACTTCTTGTTGCCTTCGTTGACAGTCAACCACTTCATCATCTTAGAAACAGCCATGCTGTGTTCTGGTTTTGTCAACTCAAGAGCATACCCATGCGGAGAGTCTTTACTTGTAATATCTGCAATTTTAGCAAATCGTCCAGCTTCATGAGTCATCCCATAGAATGTGGATTCAAATGCTGTTTTACCTTTTGCTAAGAAATGTTCAAGTGCCCCATAGGCAACCTTAACATGAGGGATTGCTGACGAAACACTTTGAACAAACAAGGTCTGATATTTACTTGGCTTATAGTCCTGCATTTCACTCAACAAGACTTTTGCTACATCTTTAGGTAAGGCGCTAGGAGTAACCAGAGTACCACTCTCTAGCACCTCCTTCCCTTTTTGTAGCTCTGATTGTGGTATCTTATAACATGCTGTCAATTTATTTACTCACAGAAAATAAAACTACCATCCGGTAATTGTTTATAGGTAGCTTTCGACTCAGGAACAAAATAATCGAGTGAACCTTCTACTCGTTGTGCTCCCATAGCTTCAGCCTGATGCATTTCAATTGGAGTAAGATTTTTAATAATAGTTCCACCTTCAGTGTGAACTACCCTCGGATTCCACTCGTTACGTTGACTGGGGGTTGCTGCTGCTTCTGACGCGGATCCAGTTTGTCCAAGGCTTTTCTCAATAAATTGAGGGTCGAGTCTTGACTTGATGAAGGCGTCTGTTGCTGCGGATTTAATGAGGGTGTCTTGGTGTTGTTTTGTTGATCCATCTCTAATAGCCTCTAAAAACTTCGTTGACGTTTCCTTATCCATTGTTGATAAGATTCGTGTAACTGCATTGTGATCCTTAGCTGCTGCATCAAATACAAGTTTAGCAAATCCTTTATCTTGAATAGGAACTTGCCCAAGAGTATTTCTAACAAGCAAGTCATTCTTCAATGAACCAAGCCTGTTGTCCTGACCAAGAATATCTTGAAGAAACGGAATGTGCTGGTTTACTTCGTCTACTGTATCAAAAATGTTTGCTTTATTACGAAGAGATTGACCACCTTCAGTTGTCCATTCTGGTGATTCAATAATCTTCTTTGCAATTTCTACTTGACGTTCAGCAGGAGAAGCACCTAAAGTAGTTGTTTCATTGAGTGCTTCATTTTCAAGCATTCGTTTTGAAATAGCTACTTGATTAGGAACATCAGCGTTTAGTTGTTCGTTGAAGTTATCTCCAACTCTACCAAGACTCTTATCTGTTTCATAGGCTCTTGTTAGCTCTTTTGACTTCAAGAAATCTTCAAGGTCTTTTCCGGGGACTGTCTCAAGCAGTCTTTCTCCTGTTGTAATAGACTTACCAGAAAGGTTTCCTCTCTCGTCGTGCAATGGAATTTGTTCATTGAACACAGACTCAATGTCTTTTTGTCTTGCCTTTGATCTTTTCTTTATGTCAGATTCAGCGGCAATGTTCAACATCTCATCAATAGAATTAGCAAGAGTTGGTTGCTTTCCCTTTTCTACAAGATTACGACGAGCAGCCTCTTGCTGAATTGCAGCTTGTCGTTGTTCTTGAAGAAGAACTTCTCGTGAAGCTGCATCAGTCCTTTCTTGAAAGATAGAACCAAGAACATCATCAAGAGCAGATTGACCGACCTTATTCATCTCTCTTTTGGTTGGTGCTCTTTCTCCTAGAACACCACTCAACACGCCATTAGTTGCAGATTGTAACGCTACTCCTTTCCACCAATCCTCTGATCCAAGCTCAGCTTTTGTTTTATCCTTGATCCCTTGTGCAGAATCAACACCTCTTTCTAAAAGATCGCCAGCAATATAACCACCACCGGCTATAGCTGCACCTGACGCGATTCTTTTGAGAGGGTTTAAAGCTGCTGCTCCACCGGGAATAAGATTGAGTGCTGATTGTACGCCGAGGGTAGTAAGACCAGAGGCAGTTGATTCAGTATTGTATGCACGCTCCATACCAGCAGCAACAGGTTGTGCTAAAAAGGTTGGAATACCGCCCGCTAATTGTCCAATAAAAGAACCAACAGGAGAATGTTCACTTGCTCTAGCAATTATTTTATTTTGCTCTTCAAATGTATCCACTGCATTTTTAACAGTGTTATATTTCTCCTGTTCGATTTGTTCTTTTGTCTTTAGTGGGGCAGATGGTGTGCCAACAAAACCAGACAAACTTGCAACTGGCGATGTCCCTTCCAACATCTTTCTTTGTTTCTCAATAGATTCTCGTCGGGTATCAGCACCAAGATTACTCAGTGTATCAACAACAGCGTTAGCTGCTGCAACACCTTTCGTTGCAGTAGCTTTTGCTGTATCAAACAAACCTCCCCAAAAAGAACCATCATTCTTTTCTTTTTGTTGTGTAGGTTGTTGTGGCTGTTGTTTAGCAGACCCTCCTATACTTTCATAGTATGAATCAACAATATCTTTATACTGTTCTGAACTTAGTCCATCGGCGGCGTGTAGTTCAGTCCCATCATTTAATGTGATTACAGCCATTTATTAGTTTCCACTTTGTTTTACCGTAAACGGTAGACCACCTTTTGATGTCTGAATTCCCGGTTTTGATGCTTGTGGTTGCCCGGCCTGCGGCTGAATAATCCCTCTATCTGCAAGCTGCTTACGGGCAGTCTCTCTACGAACCTCTGGCGGCAAGTCAGAACCAAAAACAACCTTGCCATTATAGTTGTACTGGTTTTTCTTGACCTTGCGTTCCTCTTCTCTTTGCAGTTCAGTATAAGTTTTTTGTGCATTGATTACTGTATTTTCTGCACCAGCGAGGCTCTTCTCAGCAGCAGCAGCTTTGCTTGCGCGTATTTGTTTGAGTTGTTCAATCATTTCTGGAGTCGCAACTCCTGCTACTATTTTCTGAGTAAGCTCTGCTTCTACTTGAGACATATTCATAGGAGGTAGTGGTCTAGCTGCTCCTGCTGCGCTTGCTTGAACTCGTAGCTTACCTTGCAAAGATTCCAAATCATACTGACGTGCGTATGGAGCATTTGCTTTGTGCGCTTCTATGTGTCTCTGAGGGTCTTGGATAAGAGACTCAGCCAGCCACCTTGGCAGCGTGGGGCCAGCAGTATTCTCCACAAACGGTCTACGAACAGCTTCCGGCAAATCTTTAATTTGGAGTGCTATTTGGTAAGCAGCATCAGCTTGATCCGCAGATGCCTTGTTTGCGCTTGCAGCCCGCCCCGCAATCAATTCAGCTACTCTGTTATCTACAGCCATTTGAGTGAAGTCTGGATGAGCAAGAAGTCCTTTATAGAAAGCGGCTGATGCTTGTTTTTCTGGGAGCCCATACTCCATCCCTTGATTTGCAAGAGACATTTGTTCATTAGATAGTTCTTTACTTCGTTTGTCGAGTGGTTGCATTTCTTGTGCATACTTCCACAACTCACCTTGTCTATCAACATTCTGAAAATAGTTAGGTAAGGCGAGTGCACCAGCAAACCCTTGAGCTAAGTAGTCACCACCAAACGAAGGAAGATTAGGTTGGAAAGAAACATAATCTGCCATTACAGACCTCCACCAAGAATAGAACCAGTCAAGTACCCGAGTCCAGATGAGTATTTACTGTCTGGTGCTAGATAGTTACCAAGCAAAGAACCACCAAGACCGAGTAATTGAGAACTACGTTGTTGTTGAGCAGCTTGCTGTTGAGCAGCCAATTGAGCAGCTTGAACTGAATTATTTGAACTAGCACCACTGAGAGTCATCAACTGATTAATTTTATCATTCAGGTAATCTCTGGAATATTGATTACTAGCGTCAGCCAAAGCTGCAAGTCCAGTACCAGAATTCAACAATCCTTGAGCAGCAAGTTGACTTGCTAATTGATGTTGTTGTCTTGTAGAACCAGAAACAAAAGATGGATCAGCATAGGCCAGTTCTGGATTGGCCCAGTATTTATTTAATAGTTGTGCATATTGTCCACGATACGGCCCAAAGGGATCAGCAGCAGCGGCAGATGAACCGCCACCACCACCAAGTAAACCACCAAGAACTTTAGAGCCAAGGACACTAGCACCAATAGAAATAGGATCAAACATAATTAATTATCACTTTATGATTATGCCACGAGATTGTAGCAGGAGAGCGATTTGACGGACAAATTTAGCAAGGTTGACGAGAGTAACAGTTGAAGGATCGAAGTCATTTTTATCAGCAGAGAATGAAGGATTCCCACCGGGAACTGAAGTAGTCCCGGCAGGGTTCATCCAACCACTATCTGTCTTCAAGGTATCACATAATTGTGAAAACCAAATCTTCCACTGTTCATCGTTGATCTCACTATTGTCATCGAATGGAGGGAGAGGTACAGACATTATCTTTCGCCTAGTGTGTAGCCAATGTCTACGTTAGAAAATACAGGACAGTATTGATCTGAATTATCAATGATAATACGACGACGACGGAATCTACCACACCTTGTCCATCGTAACCAATTACCATCGTATGTAGGGTTTGGTGTGGACGATAAGTATGTAACAACCCCGTTATCATCTTCAAACCCAACACGTATATTCATTTGACCAGTGTCAACGTTATAAGTTCTCTGTTCTGTTGCAATACTAATCCAGTTCATAAACTTATATCTTGTTGTTCCAAAATCAAGTTTAGGTGTACGAATCTGCATTGTGTAGTTGTAGCTTGTTCCAGCCTTAACGTCAACAGGGGCATCTTGCATGTAATAGTAGTACCCGTCACTGCCTATGAAATATTCTGTCCCTGATCCATAATAGCTTTTGGCTTTACCTATACATCTAAATGCAATAGAAGAAACATTATCTGTTGCATCCCATTGCCCCCATACGCCATTATCAAAAGAATACACAAGAGTATTTAACAAAGTCCCGCCAGAGTTAAACGTTTGCAGAACATACAAAAGACCTTTACTTGTCCTAATAAACCAACCATGTGTGTCTGATACTGTTGAGCCATTTAATATCACAGAAATATCATCATTAGATAGTTCTTGATAGTTTGTGTTGTTGTATGCTACAACTGTCCTTGTTCCATTAGAAGCAATTGCTACAAGGGCAACCATACCTTCAGACTCGGCAACAGAATTAGAAAAAGCACACCCAATATCTTTAGTTGCTTGCTGCATTGGTTGTAGTGGTGACCCTTGGTATCCACTGTTACCAGAACTTCCGACGGAATAAAAGTATGTTTTCTTGCTAGAAAAGACTAAAAGTGTACTGTTTACTTTGGCTGTTGTGACTAGTTTATCACCACTAGAAGGTGACAAATAACCTGAAGATGTATACGCCATTGGATAATTTAGTACGGAGTTTCTTACGTTTCCGTTCGTGTCGCACCAAAACATATATCCGCTTAGGTAAGTCCCACACCCTGTGAAATCAAAACCATTGTATGTACCTCCTGCGCCGGAAGGGACTAGAGTTCTTGTTCTTCCGATGTACATCCATTGATTTCCAAGCGAATCTGCCACAACTGTTGAACCAGCCGTGTATCCGGCATAAGTAGCTGCTGACGGGGAAGTCCACACAGCACCACCAATCACAGCAGTCCATGTTATTCCATTTGCATCTGTTACTGCATGACCGCCAGAAACACATACCCATTGATGAAAATCATAAGTGAAAGGGCCGCCGCCTATTGCAATAACATCAAAAGCAACTATCCCAATAGGATACATGCTGGAACCACCAAAATTTTGTAAGGACGAGAAGGATGTCTCCGTGTAGTAGTTTGTCCACGTTCTACCTAGGTAAGGTGCTGTTCGCAATTCATACCTAAACTCGAATTCGTGGCATGGTGTTTTAACTGTTAGCCCGCAAGGGAAGGCTCTTAGTTCTACCGCACCATTTCTAACTATGGCAATATCTGTAGACTGAAAGTCAGCAATTGATATACCAAAAGAATATGATTGCCCGAACTGATTGGTTGCAGACCCAGATGTAGAAATGCCTTGTGGAGAAAACGATGTATTCCAATAACCACTCGTAGTGAATTTCTGAGTCGTTCCTAAACCAACACCAGTTGTTCCTTGAGAGACAAACCCCGGTCTTTTATTTACAAATGTACGCTTACCAAACGAATCTTCTACATCATAAAATGTACAGTTAATAAAACCTGCACCAGATTGAGTAGATGATTTTGTAAGGTCAGCAGTAGGGACAACAGGAATACGAACCTGTTGTTCCCATTGTCTCGTATCTGCTGATTGTACCATCAATTACTTCCTTTTCTTTTTTGATTTACCAGCTACAGACATTGCAATAGCTATTGCTTGTGCTCTTGGACGACCAGACTTAATCTCAGTAGAAATGTTTTTACTGATTGTCTTCTGTGACTTGCCCTTCTGTAATGGCATCTTGTTGTTCCTCTTGCTGTTGAGTATTGTCTTCGTGATAGGTCACTTCACCAGTCTCACAATTAACTTCAATACGCATTATTAGTAACCTTCATAAAGTATGTTTACAGAGCCAGCATCGAATGTGTCAGCACCAGTTAGTGTTGTAAGTCGTAGCATGTTTAAAACACCTGCCAGTGTAACAGAGCCAGCCAGAGAAGTAGTCGCCCCAGTGCTTGTAATTGTTACAACCCCACTAGCAATCCAGATGTTGCCTGAAATATTTGTCAATGTAATATGACCATGACGCACATCTGCTGCTGTGTTATAGATTGTTGTAAATCCAGAAGTCAACGTAGTCAAAGTGCAAGTATTCGCACCTGTAATGATCCCTGCACCGGCAATATACCCAGACGTGGTTGGAACACCACCAGTCCCAATTTGGACAATTACCGGCGATGTTCCATTTGTACTTGCACCATTTAACATAACGGTTATCTTCTTTACCCATGAAGGTAACGAAGTAAAATCAACACTTGTACCGGAGGTAGTTGCTACTGCTGTAGACAGGACCATTCTTCCACCTAACAAAGCAGAACCATCTGTCTTTGTATAACTAATACATCTCCAATTACCACCTCCTTCACTTCGGAACACAGCTACGTCACCAGCAGTTGTCGTGATGTTTGCAGCAGTTGGAAGGATAAGAGTTGTTGCATTATGAGTAAGCGTTAATGCGCCAGTAAACCGAACAGTTCTTTCTGTTCCAGCTTGTACTGTATCAAACGCTGTAATTGTTGTAGTACCAGTAATATTTAAATATTCACCAGTAGCAGCACCAATGTTTACAGTTGCAGCAGACGCTAAGTCAGCACCTTTATTTGCATTAGCAGGGCCAGTAAAATTACCACCAGCCCTTGGCATTGCATTGTTAGCTGTTGTGTTAGCCGTATTAGCTGTGTTATTCGCTGTTGTTACACGACCATCTAAGTTAGCTAAAGCCCCTTGAACATCACCTGCTGGAACACTACCAGTCAAAGTATTACTAATCTTGCTTGCAGCATGTTCATAAGTATCTAAACTATTAACATGGTTATTTACATTGTTTAACCAGTCAGCAGGGATTGGTGTTTGATAATCAGTGAATGTTTGGTTTGTTGCCATTCTTAATATCTACCTGAATAGAAAGGTTGGAATGTAATGCTTCCGTCCTCTACGTTGTAATCGAAGAAATCTTTTTTCTCCAGAGCAGCCCTTGTAGAAATCTCTCCACGAGTTTGTGCGTCAACTCCGTATTCCAAAGATAGCTGGTCTGCAAGTCCCCACTTCAATGCTTGATACGCTTCTTGAGGAACTTCAGGAATATCTGTAGATGCAGTGATGTCAGAGATCGGAGCTTGATATTCAAACCAAGCAGTTAATGTTGAATCGTTTGGGACAGGATAAAAAAGAATAGTGCCGTTGTTCAAGTAAGGATCATAGTGAAACTGATTCGGCCTACCTTGACTCGTCTTACTACCAAGCATGTTGTATTCTGCTTTTGTAACAAGAGTGATCGGTGTATCATTACCACTTGAAGTTCTTATATAAGCATTTAAAATCTTTGATGGTCTGTCCATTACAACAGAACCAGTTGAACCAAGTGTATATGAAGCCGTTCCAGAAACAAGAGGAATGGAGGCCATCCTCATTGTCCATAGGTTTAAGCCTTGTCTATTCCACGATTTCAACAGATAGTTAAGTGCCTCAGTACCCGTTGTGTATTGTTCAGTTGTTGGTACTTGACCTTCAATAACAACACCAAGAATACGGAGAGCACCTTGAATAACTTGGTCACGAGTAACTGAGAACGTAGTTGTCATGATGCCTTTCCAAAAATAAAAGAGAATGCAGCAGCAGCAACTAAACCAACAACACCAACTACACCACCTATAACCCATTTACCGACAAGTTGGTCAATTGGTTGTTGTTTCTCAATCTCTCGAATTCGGTCTTCAAACCCATCAATACGATCAGACATACGTCCAGCAAAAGACTGAATAGTGTTATGCTTTTCTTCGAGAAGAGCTAGTTTATTGAATGCTTCTGCAATTTGTTTAAGTGCTTCTCGGATTTGTTTCAACTCTTCTTTCTGTTGCTCAAGTTGAAAATTTAAAATTCGTAGAGTCACAGTATCATCGAATGGTTCTGCCATAGTATTATCTGAAGGAAGGTCTTAAAGAAGTGACAGAACAACCAGCTACTCCGTACCCTGCTACACCTGATCTACCTTGTGGTGTACATAGGTTCGTAATGAACTGGTCAGTTGGTTCTGGTCTGGTGAATGGAACAGGGACAGGATCAGCAGGAGCAGTGACAAGATAGTCTTGAGGATGGCGAGGCTCCCAATCTTTCTCGCACACCCTCAATCCATCCCATCTTAATTTGATCTTTGAAGCATCATAACGAGTACCACAAACATCACAAATAGCATACCAATCTCCCGCCCTCCATCTTTTATGGAAGTGAGACATTTAGTATTAAATCCCTTCGTAGAATACGTTGATTGTTCCAGCATCGAAGGTGTCGGTACTACCAACAGTAGTAAATCGAACAGTTGTTAATACACCAGAAAGAGTCTTTGAACCAGATGATAACACGCAGAACGTTTCGTTTGCACGAAACACTGTTCCAGATTGAACCCAAGTATTTCCACCTAAGTTTTCAATTGTGATTTTACCTGTAATAACAGAAGTAGCTGTTACGCCAGTCAATACAAATCCAGTTGTACTATCTACAGTTGTAGCAGCAGAGGCAACGAGGGCACTTCTAGTCGCTACATAAGATGCACCATCTATACCACCAGAAGTTCCCAACTGTACTTGTAAAGCATTCGTACCAGAAGTACTCACACCGTCAATAAGAATAGTAATCTTTTTTACCCAAGAAGGGATCGAATAGTCTATTGATGTTCCAGAAGTGGTATTAAGTTGAGTTAAATAATTTACGCGCTCACTATCGTAGTTTACAGATAACCCTGAATTACCAAGAGGCATAATGAACTCCTATGTTATTCAATACCAGCTTGAACCAGTCGCATATTAACTGTTCCAGTTCCAGCAGTTACATTTAAACGAACAGCAGTGATAGGAAAAGCGTAATTGCCATCAGCAGTGCCAGTTTTACCAACCAGCGTAGGATGGTCAACCCAGACTGGAGTAGCACCAGCAAGAACGTTGTCAAGAGTATGTTGAACACTGTAAGTAGCAGAGCCAGACACATCACACAAGATAGAAAGTGCAAAGTATTCTTTTCTCCAATCTACCGGAATTGCTGCTGACGTACCCACACCTGTTACTGATATGGTCTTTGGACGAGCCATGTTTAATTATTCCTTAATTGTTTTGTACAAATAAAAATAGGGAGATTATAATCGTTTGACTATAAAACTCCCTATTAGTTCATTACTTTATTTTATTAAATAACGTAAGCTACAGTAACACCCCAAGGGCCACCAGCAGAACTAGCTGCACCAGTTTCACCGTAGTACGCCAAGATTTCAATATCTTTTGTCATTGTTGACGGGTTAATACCAACATCAGCAGAACCAACACCTACAGCATTCAAACCCGGAGTGGTCGGAGCAGCAGCAGTTTTAACATCAGATTGAAGGATAGTTGTGGAAGCAGCGCCAACACGACGAGCAGCAACAGTAATAGTTGCAGTCGTACCAGCGTTAGATGCTGTGGCTGTTGCGTTAGCTACACCAGCAAACAAGACAGTAGCACCACCCGGAAGAACAGCTTTTACCGTGGTAGTCGAAGTATCAGTTCGAGCAATCGGAAAAGTTTTAGTCAGGAGTTGCTTGCTGTTGCTGGTCGAAGTTACTTGAGAATCAGTAAATACGGCCATTTATTATTCCTTTAGATTTGAGAAAGCCCTCCCCGAAGGGAGGACTAATTCATTGTGGATTAAGCACCAGCAGAACCGTAACAAGCACGAGCATCAGACCAGCCGAAGGAATAACGTTCAGTGGCTTTGTACTTAGCGTTATCAGTATCGAAGTCAGGCTCATTAACAAATTCCATAGCACGACGTTCAAAATACTTCAAACCATCAGGAGCATCAGTCTTGATGAACCAAGCATCCGGGTCAGTCAGGTATTGGTTGATAGCCAACTCTTTAAACACACCCTTGGATTTCAGTGCATTCAAATCATTGTTAGCAGTGCCCGGACGACCTTCAGTATCCAACAGACGAGCAGCTTCAAAAGTCAATTCTTTTGGAACAATCAGCTTTTGAGGCTTAACCATGATCTTCAAACCACGATCATCAGTGAAACCCATGATGTCGATAGAGGCTTGTTCCAAAGCAGCTTCAGACAAGTCAGCAGCAACAGCGATTTGGTTAGACCAAGTACCACCAGCCACGTTAGGATGGGAAGCACTAATCAAAGAAACACCATCACCTCCTACATAAGAACCAGAGAAGGCTCGGTTCAGTACGTTAGCAGCAACAGTCTCTTTAGTTAGACGCAAGCTACGGGCCAGCGCCTTAGAACGCTTTTCACCAACATAGTCATACTGGTCATCTTCATACATATTACGAGTGATGATGAAACCCAGACCATATTCAACGTGTTGATACCGAGTCAAGAAACCTTGAGATTCAGTATCATAAGTGATTGGAGCACCTTCAGCACGTTGAGCAGCAAGACCAAAAGAGCTTACAGAAATATCTTCTTCAAATGCTTTACGGGAAGTATTCTTATCGAAGATTTGTGACCACTGTTCATCCCAATCATTATACGATTTACCAAAGATCGCATTAAGTCCGGGGTACAGGAGCTTGGAAAAACTACCCGAAGTAATAGTTGCCATTTATATTTTATCCTTCGTTAATTACGCAATACCAACTACAGCGTTAGCATTCTGATGACGGTTAGGGATTACCAGCCACTTAGCGTTAGTAGAGGTAATATCATTATCTTCACGTTGAGCCATACCGACCAACTTGAAACCCAGAGTAGCAGTAACCGCTTTAGTTGCACCGTCAAGTTGCATGTTAGAAACAGCAGTATTACCAGTTACAGTTGCAGCAGTTACAGTAGGATCGAGGTTCAAACCAACATCAGCAATGTTGACTACCGCGTTAGCTTGTACTTCATAAACAATGTCAGGACTATCAGCAACATAAACATAGTAGGCTGTAGAAGCAGGACGATAGTTTTTAGTCAGATCAGACGGATACGGTTTGAAACCAATTACTGCACCAAGATAAACATCACCAGCAGCAGAGATACGAGTAACACCAGCTACACCGTTAGCATCAGCAGTACCAGATAGTTTTACCAAATCACCAATTGCAATGTTGTTAGCTTCGCCAGCAGCAACAAAATACATATTGCCTTGGCCGTTAAACGGAGAACCGTTAAGGTGTTTTACCGGACGAAATCCGATAGGCTTATTTGCGTTAGCCATTTATTGAGATACCTTTCAATTTACAAATAAAGATCAATCAGATTCATCCAGTAAAGTATAACACTCACTTACTACGTTTAGAGAGTGTAACTTTACCATCCAAACCTTCCTGTTTACCAGTAATGTATGATTCGTTATCATCCACTACTTGTTGTTTAGCAGAGTCCATTTCCTGATAATGATCTTTAGGAACACGCATCAGGATACCTTGTACTCCGCGACCGACATGACGAGAAACAACAGAGCCTTTCTTTGAGGCTTGGTTGTCTTCACCAATCACTTGTTCCCCTTGTACAACTTCATAACCTAGATCACGCAGGTCTTCGATTCGACCTTCAACATCGTTTGCAATCCGATATTGAAAATTGTCATGATCCAAACCACGAATGGCAAACACTTGACGTGTGCCAGTAATTGATGTACGAACGGGGCGTTTTTCAGCGGCTTTACTAATTGCCATATCCTAATCCTTTTCTATTAACGTGTTGCACTAAGTTGCTTCAGGTATTCTTGTTCAGTCATACCCGGAGAAATACGAAGCATTGTCTTCATAACTTTCTTTTCGTCTTCTGAAAGATCACTAACAGAAAGACCTTTTGAACCACGAAGAGCACCAGCATTATTGCCAGCCTCTACAGTTGGTTGTCGTTTTTGATTACCACCGAAACGATCAGGGAAGTTCTTTTTAACTTCGCTAGACACATACTCAAGTAAGTCTTCAAAAGAGCCAGTCGGGTTTGTTTGTCGATATAGAATACCAGCTTTGTCTGCAAAGTCGTGCATTGCAACGTCTTTAGCGTACCAGTCATTCTGACCTACCCACTGAGCAAAAGCAGGATGAACTTGTTGTTTTTCCTCTTTCACTTCTTGCTTAACAGCTTTGAACTCTTCTTTTGTTTCGTCAATCTTGTCGTCAAGTTCTAAGACTCGTTCAACATCTCCATCCAACAGAGCTTGTTTCTTCTGTTGTTTGAGTTCTTCAAGGGCTTGTTTGTACCCTGCTTCTCGGGCTTTCTCGTGTTGAGAAAAGATTGTTTTAACAGTAGACTTCAGTTCATTCAATTGTTCATGCGAACTCTTAATCTCTTTAAGAAGTTCACCACGCATATTGAATGTTTTAGCGTCATACCATTTATCAGGATCACCCGACCATTCCTCTTGTGGACGCCAGCCATTTTTACGGGCTACTGTCTCATGAGGATCAGCAACAACATCAGGAGTATTTTCAGAAACTACTTCATTATGAATTTCGCTCATACCTATTTAAACCTCTTCAGTTACGATACCTAGCACATCAATATCATTTACAATGGCGTAATCAATACCATCATCATCTTTAACAAATACACCGCTGTATTTTACATAGTGTACTCGATCACCTACTTTAACCCAAGGTTCACCACCGTAGTCAACCCAAGCTGTACTGCCAATAGAAACAACAACACCAGTAGTAGATGCTGCTTTCTCTTTCTTCATTTGATCTTCTTGCAGAATCAAACCAAAGCTCTGTGCTTTACGATAAACCTCATCAGTTTCTTCTGGATTGTCAGGTTTAATCAGTACGCGATGGCCTACTGGAATAAGCATTCTTGCTCTCCTTCTTCAGATGCGTAGTCCATATTCAAAATGGAACTATATGCTTCAAGGCGACCAAGTAAACGTCCATGCAAACCTTTATCATCAAGACCTTGACCATCAATCAGTGCGTCAACTTGCTGGGACTTCATCTCATCAATAATTAAAAACACTGTTTGAGTTACGTGATCTTTTTTCCAAGCTAGGAATTCTTCGCGGGTTACTTCTTTCATAGATATATTTTCCAATATAGGAGAGGACTACTAGAATAGCTAGGGGAGAACCCCCTAGCCCTTATCACAATTGTCAAGCTTTGACACTTAATTTTTTAAAAAGTTCACATGCCTTGTTGATTTGGCTGTTGAGCTTGTTGCATTTGTGCCATTTGCAGTTGTTTCTGTTGTAAATCGGCTTGATGTTGTTCTTCATCTCGTCGCATTTGAACAGCGTGTGTAACTTGCTCTCTTGTCAGTTGATCCATACGAACAATGTTTTCAAGATCATTTGAATACTGGCCTACATTGTTGCCAGCTTCAAGTGACTCTGCTGTCGCAATATCCTTAATTGCAGCAGCACGTTTCTTGAGGGTATCAGATTCATTCTTAGCAGTTTGAACACCCAACTCCATTTCACGAAGACGGACTTCATCAGCCCATTGTTGTTTCTTGAAGTCAAGTTCTTGCTGTTTAATGTCTGGCCCTTGTTGTGGTACTTGCATCAACTGAGCAATATTGCTAATCTTGTTCGCTTTAAGAACATTCTTAACAGCAGCTTGAGGATTAACAAGCCCTGTTTGAAGAAGTCCCATCACTACTTGAGATTGTTGAATTCGTTGTGAATCAGAAGTAACTGTTGGATCAGATGCAGGGATAATATCGCAAGCATCGCCTTGCAAATAATCAGACTGACCAATGACTTTTTGCTCTTCCGCATCTGGATCAATTACCTGAAAGTATTGTTCTTCACCTAAGTACTTTTGATTCAACTTGTACAGCTTCCGTAGTTCTTCTTTGAAGCTACGATGTACTCGTTTAAGAATACCGCTATATACTTTCAACCCTTGTTCAAGTGCAGTTTGATAAGTAGAGTTAGCTGTGTTCTGTCCGGGAGTGTCGCCAAGTTGCATGTCGGTTGTTTGAGCCAATGTATTACCAGCTTGAATCAACATTTGCAGTAGGTTCAAAAGAACACCACTAGGCTCACGAACAGGCAGAGGAACAATACCTTTACTTAAATCGTCACCAGTACTATTAACAACTTTCCATTCACCCGGCTTGAATTGCCAGCTACCGCCCTTCAGACGAATACCTCTCGATAAGAAACCAGATTGCAGGTTTGACTGAGTACCAGCATCAATCAACTGGTTAATCAGTGTGTCGATTGTTCCATTAATACCACCAAGCAACAGACCAAAACCTACATCGTAGAATCCACCATCAGGGTTTGGAATAAACGAGTACTTTGTAAAGTAACTTGTAGGATCAATCTGTACTACCATATTACCACTGAACTGAATATCTTCATACTCAAACCGAGGAACAATACGCAGGACTTTATGTGATTGGTAGTCAACTGTTACAATGTAAGGTTCGTTATACCCATCGTCATCCAAGTCAAGATAGGTGTGTTGTTCCAACAGAAGGTGTGGTAGTTCTTCTTTATCAGTGAACGCATAGTATGTTTGGTATACACGGTCATCAACAACACCCTTATAATCTGACGGAGAACTCAAGTCTTCATCAGAGAACAGCCCCATATTTACTCGAACCTTCACATTATTCTTATCCATAGTAAACACGTGTGTTACACGAGGACTACGTTCAAGAGTTTTTGTAAAGTAGTTTACAACTAGATGTCGTGGAAGAACCAGATCACTACGGTTTACACCAGATACAGGATCAAAGTAAGTCTTCTTGAACACAGTACCCATGATAGGCAACGTGGTCAACAAGCGATCTTGTCCTTCTTCCCAATCAGACATCTCTTCAAGAAGCTGATAGGTCATGTGCTGGCTAATACGTTCTGCACGGTCTTGTTTCAATCCATCAGCATCATTACCGTAAGTACGACACTTGACAACATCGGGGGTATTGACGATTGCAGGGTAGGCGCGTGCAGAGAAATTAACAGCAGCCGTAGTAAGCAACGGATATTTAACATTTGAAGCATTAGGCCAAGGGTATGTTTTTTGACGCATGACCTGAGCAGCCAGTTCAACCCACTGTTCTGCTTTAGCCATCCACTCGTAATTAGAGTCAAAATCTGTCTCGAATCCACGGACAACCTTTGCTCCAATCTTCATTACTTCATCTTTGTCAAGTAGCTCTACCACATTAGCTACTTCAAATACTTTAGATAATTTCAAAGTTTTATCCTTGTTGTAGTTTTAAGCACGCTCTCCGGCACTAGCACCACCGCCGCTAGGTGCCATCCCTCCGCTGTTTGTGTGGCTACCGGCCATCCCGTTTCCATTTGAGACACTACGTCCAGACCTATCATTTTTGCCACCACCACCTTGACCTGAATTGTTATATGTTCTTGGCAATGAAGGAGCTTTGAAGACATAATCAGAACCAAGTTGTTTCAACAAATCTTGTAAGTTCTGGTATGGCGCATTCAACGTATATCCAGTGATTTGAGGAACTTGGTTTGCTGTTGGGCCACCAGAGAATCCACCATCTCCATCACTTGTTGGTGTACTGTATTGTGCAGTCCACGCTTTGCTAGGATCAACAGTGCCTTGCACATTGCTTGCTTTACCATCTACAACATTGAACTTAAACCCTGTTGTTGGATCAGTAACATAGAACTGATTGTTTGCCATTTCATAACGAACATTCATTCCATTCTTTGATAATCCAAAAATATCTTGGTTTGCTTTTGTTGCATCATAAGCAGGTGCAGGATTTGAATCTGTTGCTTGTGCAGACTGCTGATTGTAACCACTCAAGTATGGCAACAGGTAGTTACTGTAATTTTGTTGTGGTTGTTGATAAGCATAGCTGTTAATCTGACCAGAGGTATTCCCCATGTTGTACTGGTTTGTTCCAATACCTTGAGATTGATTCCCCATCTGGTATCCAGAACCATTGTTCCAAGCACCATACAAAGCATCATACCCCTGACCGAAAGCAGTTCCTTGCAGTTTGTTTAAAGGATCAAATGGATTTGCCATTGTCGTTAATATCCAGTGTAAATGTTACGTCCATCATCAAACGAGTCGGCGTCACCATCCATCTCGTCTAACAACTCTTCTTGTTTTCGTAGGAAGTCTTCATACTCCGCCTCTTTATCTGTCGGGCCTTCGTTCATCTTGTCAATTGAAAAACCCAACCAAGCAAGTGCATCAACAAAGTCATCATGTCTTGATCTTGGGAACTTCAGCATTTCTTCTTCTGCCGTGAACCACCAATCAGAATCTTTGTTGAAACGAACACCACCAATACGAATACGTGCTTGAATAGACCTAGCACGAGATTCTTTATCTTTGTTTGCAGGATGGAGATTTAAGTTGATAAACGTATTGCTCTTCAACATTCTCTCACGCAAGAATGGGCCAATAGACTTTTCAATCTGACCCTTCTCAAGCGTTACCATTTCAGGATCATACTTCTTTTGTAGTGCTAACAGTGTGTCAACAATATCAGAAGAATCCATACGGCCACGTATTACATCCTGAATGTGCAGAAGACCATTCTCATCCATCCCACCAATTACAAACACAGAATAGTCAGAACGACTACCTGTTGTAACGGCCAAGTCACACCCGATGTACCATCTCTTTTTCTTTTTGAAGTCAGCCTCAGTCATTGCAACTAAGTCTTTTTTCTTGAAGAAAGCAGTTGATTCATCAATTGGTGTATTCAAGTATTCCATCGAGTAGACTTCTGGAATACCTTTCTCGAAGTAATCATCTCGAATTGCTTGGAGTGCTTCTTGAGCAGTCTTCATCCCGTTGCGCTCTGCAACAGATTCCCATTTAGATTCCCACAGGATGTTATTAAACACTTCATCGTGAGCAAGATACTTAGCTGAAATCCATTGACCGAGTTTTGCTCTGGAATAACGAGCTAGTGGTTTGACAACAGTAAACTTAGAGTTCTCCTTTGGCATCAGATTCTCTAACAAAGAATCCATGTGGAGAATCGTACCAACAATACGAAGTCTACCGTGAGCAGACATACAAGGGATTACATCACCATAGAACCAGTTTTTAAACTTGTCTCTACGTTCTTTTGTTTGTGTTGCTTCGCTTGATTCCAAGTCATCACATACAATCAGATCAGGACGAGTACCTTCAAACTTCAATCCCCGAACCTGTTGTTCTGCACCCTTTACTTGTACTACAAAACGATAACCATCAGAGAACCGAACAATGATTTCTTCTTCCCGGTTACGCTCTAACTCAAATGGCCCGAATAGACTCTGTATCGAATCGTTATCAATCAAGTCAATCTTCAATTCATTCAAGAACGTTACAGCCTGAGCCATCGTATTTGCGATAATCAAACAGTAACGCGCTTCTCGAAACAGAAGAGATGCAAGAACAAAAGCATGAGTGATTGCAGTAGATTTTGCGTGCATGTTACTCCAACATTCCTGTTGGCATGGACTAGCTCTTATCAATCTAAAGCATTTAAGCGCATAACCTCTTTTTTTATTTCATCCCTTCTTTTAAGAATATCGTCTTTAACACGCGAGGTTGTTCCCATCGTGTTTTGTAACTCTATTCCTAAAAGAGAGACTTCCCGTTTATTAACAAGGTACGGTAGGAGTTGAACTAGACACTCTTTAGCTGCGCTTGTGTTCAAAGTCCACTGATACCTTGCTTTACGGTTGCCTTTTACTTTAGGGTTATACTTCACATTACCTCCAAAAAGACGGTACAACTCGTCTATTGGGGCTTTGCCAACATGGTTGCAACCAACACGTAAATAATGTCCCGTGTACGTTTTTCCATTAATTGTTTGGTTTCTTGTGCCGATGGTTATAAAACCATCCCCATCAATAAACCCGGCTGCCCAGGCAAGTTCATGTGATCTTGACATATATTGTCCTTATGCTGTTAAATGATTGATCCCCCCGTTCTCTGCAAAGCAGATGTGGTCTCTACACTTTCCACTGAATGTGGCTTAGCTCGGTATTGCCCGTTCTGGGGTTCACCGAATTAGAGGGGTTACGTGGCCTTCAAGCTACATACTTATATTGCGCCTGTAACAATAAGTTAACCACGAGGCGCTGACAGTGCTACAAACTTATCAGTTTTTGTAACAAACCTCCACCATTCCTTATGGAACCAAGGGATGTCTGTCGCACCATCAAACCGTTGAATAAGACAAGAATTAACAAAACCTTCAATCGTGGAAGCATCTAGTGAAACAGCACGAGGTTTAGCTCTTTCACCATAATTCTCTTTACTGTAGCCCTTCGGAGGCATCAACCCCTGCTGGACTGCTGTCTTCGTCTTCGTATTGGTACTCGCCATTTATTTCCTTTGCCTTCATAAAAGACTTGAACTTCTCTTGTAATTGATTCAAACGTTCATCAACTGACATAGTTGCAGAGATAGATGTTGGTCGATTGTTTACTACCTGCATTTGATTGAATGAACTTTGTAGGATTGTCGAAGCTGTTTTAGCATCAACAGGAACAGTAACCGTTGTTCCATCTCGTAACATTTTGACATCACCTTCAACCAATCGTTCTTCAACAATCTTTGTTGCTTTATCTACGATTGATGCAAGTCTTGAATCAAGTTGGTCATATCGTTGTGATTTCAGTTCTTCAACTGCATCAATGAACCATTGACTCTTTTTCCAATTCATGAGTGTCTGGTATGGGATTGAAGTTTGACGTTCTACTTCAGCCATGTTTCCAGTAGATACAAACAATGCAGCAGCATGGTATCTCTGTTCAACTGAAGCAATCTCTCTTGCAACCTTACCTTGTCCTCTGTTACGAACTTCACCTACTGATGGCCTACTCCTAGCCATAATGTTTCTCCTGTTGTTTAAAGACTTGTATACCAACACAGAAGCGTTCCGGTGCTGATCTCCGGCGTAGACTCATGTCGATTTAAGAGGCTCGTGGGTCTTTGACGCTCTCTAGTGCATCAGCCTGCACATTCCGCTTCTGTCTTGGCCCTACGGTATCCGCCGTAGGTCAGTTGGTTTAGCTACCTACTCCGTTGCGTGCTGTTGCCAGCAAGAAACCGAGGTGTGTCCAAACACGGTTCTTGGCTTTTTCCAAAGCGTAACGCTCACCAATGTCTTGGTCGTAATTTGCGGAGTCAACACATGCGGATTCCTCAATGAGAGTGAAGCCATTGCGCAGCGTCACCAGAACCACAGTGTGGTTTCCCATTCGGGTGGATTCGTGGCCGACGATGAAATCGTCTACCATCTGCGCATTGATGCGAGTGCTGTCATCACCCTGAAGCAAATAGGCTGAGTCAAAAACTTCTTTAGGGCTCCACGAGATATAGCCATCTGGATACTTAATCCCGTAGCCAGGCAACCCATCTTTCTCTTGTGGCCAAGCAAGAACCTGTTTTGAGCCAATATAGTGTTGTGTCATTTGTCTTATTCCATTCTGTGGTTCGTTGTTTACCTCCGTTTATCGACCTAAGTCTGTAGCTCGGAGGAACAGCTTCTTCAAGCACCTGTTGAGCACACAACAAGCATATTCAGAAGTGTAAGACATTCTTTGTTAAGATAAGTTCAATAAAAATATTGAAAATAATACTCGCCTCATAAACGCTCTACAATCGTCTGAAAATACTCCCTATCTTTTGCCGAGTATGTTTGGAACGTAACAATCGATTCTAGGGCCACTAGCGTGTCAGCAATCGGTACTTTCTCTTTTACTTGTGTATGCATTTATCAACTTACCGACACCAACACACATACATCTACAGGTTCGGCAGATAGTGTTTGGTCAACAGCAAGAGAGAGATACTGTGTAGTAGCAACGGAAGAAAGAAGTATCAACAGAAGAATAAGAAAGGATAAATATATTTATTAATGTATTTATGTTATAGCTAAGGTGAGTTATAGCTAAGTATAGTTATAGCAATGTATAGTTATAGCTAAGTATATATGTATTAGCAATGTATATAGCTATATATGTATTTATCAACATATGTATTTATATATATATATATTTATGTATAGATGTATTAATATATGTATTAATATATTAATTAATATATATATATATATCTATAGATAGATTAATAAAATATTAAATATTAGGGTAGCATAGTTTTAGCAAAGATGCAACTACTTTCTGCATACTTACCGACGAACGGTATGTTGAGCTATCAATACATGCATACATCAGTTGCTAATAACTTACTACTGTTGCTACAGACATATACTGATGCGACCCGTCTAGCTATACATCTATCTCTTTGTAGCTCTTTGTATCTCTCTATAGCTGTCTATCCATCAATCATAGGTATGAATTCTATTCATGCATGAATCCTATTCATAATCCCCACGAAACCCGCATCAATCCTCAATCTATCCTATTCATCTAGTAGTTGACAAAAGTACAATTTTGAAAAATATGTAGAAATTTTAAGAGGGGCTTGCCCCCTAAATCCCCAAACAATCCTTTTTCCCCACCCCCCTATAAAAACTGTATGAATTCTTTTCATGTTGAATAAAACCCTTACATGTTGAAGGGGCTTTGGTATATAAGCATATTCTAATCCGCTTGTAATGGGTATGAGAAATATTCATATTAGCATTTGATTATATTAGGGATTGCTTATATGAAAAATATTCATGATGATTAAATCACTTGATTTAAAATACTTGAGTAAAATAGTCGGGTATTCTGACACTAGAATATTATTCTACTCCCCAATCCTAAATGAGAAGTATTATCATCTATTGCCTGATATGATCTATCATAGTCAAACCATATCGACATCATTGTGTTGATAGTAAACAACAACCCGACAAACGGCATTGACATCCAGAAACCACATGCCTATAATGGCTACATCAACTAACGAAACAAGTCGAAGGAAACCAAGCCATGAACAAAGAACAGTTTCTTAACTATGTAAAAACAGAGGGTTTGTACCAAGCCTGTCTGTTTGCTAAAATGCTTGGTGTACCACTAGCCCAAGTTCAATTGTGGCTGAAAACTAAGGAAGGGATTTAACATGCTAACGTTCAATGGCAAGAAGTATGCGAAGAACGACAAGGAATTTACGAATTCTTTGTTTACGAATCAGACCTGCAATGGATACTATAAAACGAAGAGGGATGGCTCAGGCACTACGATTTACAACATGCAAAAACAAATTATTGCATTCATTGTGCATAACGACAAACAGGGGTACTTTGTTGTTTCGGCTACAAAGCACGCTGACGGAAAGACCTATTATATGCACGGCCTCTCTTCTTTAGACGAAGTTTTTCTAGGTTTAGACGGAAAAACAGGACTCGAAGAAGAAGAGATAATAAAGCAAAGACAAGAGGCTTGATATGGACAATCTTGTATATAATCTACAACAGCATATCGACATAGAGATTGACACTCTAGACAATGAACTGTTAGAATTACTGTATCAATTAACTCACTAATAAGGAAGAAAAACCATGACAACTGCAAAACATAAAATCAACCAGTGGAACGAGAGTACGCTTATCCCTGTTATGGAATACAAGCTACCTGGCGATGAATGGCTGCTAGTGAAAATTAGATTGCATAACCCGGAAAACAACCGCGCTAAAAAAGGGTTTTGCTTTGGTTTTGATGATCTCGGACTTAAAACGTGGTTCTCTGGCGAAGTGAAAAAGCGCGGGGCTTGGTTCTTTATCGAATTTGACGATTGTTTATCGCTGGATGGAGAATTGCAGCGTATAGACGATGAGATAACAGAAGGTTTTCTGTTACCGAATAACTTGTATTGTTGCGAAGAGTAAACCCGTACTCTAAGAGGAATGAAAATCATGACTATCGAACTTTATTTTGTTGACGTTTGCCTTCCCGACTATTTCAGGGGGCATCATTTGCCAGTGCTGCAAGTACCGGTAGACGGAACTACAACACGCCAGCAAATTGCAGACATGTTGCATTCAGAACTGGACCGAGGGGTTATTGACTATCAACTAGACGAATCGGATATCGACTATGCAGACGTACACAAGGCAATCGACGAATGCCTTTACTTTGACGAAAAAAGAAAACATGGCGACGTTGTTTTTCCTAAACTAGACATTTACAATGAAGATTCGTGCGACGATATCGTCTACGCATTCTTTGTAGTTGTAAGCGAAGAATAAACCTTCACCAATGAATGGATGAAAACACCATGACAACACTAGCACAAACAGTAAAAACGACTATCGAAACAATCACGCCAGACACATTCAGTCTTTATGCTGGCTATGGGATGGTAGACGGGAAATATGTGCGTTATCCTGTGGCAGTTAAGGAAAAAGAGAAGAGAAACGACAAGGGGCGTGTAATTTTCTCGGTTTATCGGTATGCTGATGATAGTACGTTGACATATCGTTACAATGCAAAGAACGAAACATACACTTTGAAAGCTGATAAGGGAGGTATTGAACCATGAAAACATATAACATTCACGTTTGTTTTGACTCTAGACCGAGCCAGTCCGGCTGGATTTCAGTCTACAGAAGAAACAAGCGTGCAACAGATACAGTACGGTTCAACTCATCTGTTGAGTTATCAGAACGGTTTGAGAGCATCAAGCATTACATGATAGTACACCATAAAGCGACGCATTTTAACGTATCTGTTCTTTGATGTTGACAGCCTGCTAAGTATCAACTAAACTGGTATTTAGTGGAGTGTCAATCGTGAATAGAGAGTTGAAAAATGCATACATACTTTGTATTAATGAATGATGAAAACGGTCGAATTATTGAAGTAGAAAACTACATTACACAAACTAGCACGTTAAACACCAAAAGGCAAATTGTAATCGTTGACATGTTGCGAGAAAAGGCACATGACTATGGTCTAGACGAATCAACATCTTGGATCAATAAGATTGAGGATGGAAAATGTATCAATAAGTATAGCATCTGAATTAACGATCAACTGAACAGAAGGAATTAGAATCATGGAAAACATCAAACAACAAGTACAGTACATTGCCGACTGCCTGGAGAACCCTCCCGCTGAATGGAACGAAGAGGGGGATCTTGAAAACGAAGGCGAGTTTTCCGCTTACGATTATTTGCAGGATGCCTTGGATATTGAGTATGTCGTTAATTCAAAAGGCGAGTATTTAGGCGCTCGTGTTCTGGTGGCTTTTGGTGGCCCTAATATATGGGTGAATACTCGCACAGGAATGGTTGATGGGTATTGGTGTGGTGACAACGCGTCAGTTCCATTTAAAGACAATCTCGGACTAGACGAAGCATTGTCCGAATTGTGGAATAGCACGATTAGCCGGTAATTAATAACCGCACTACGATCTAGGCTAGACAAGGGTTTGGCCTAGACTTTGAATAAAACATTAAATTTTCCGGTATTGTTTAACCGGATGATACTAGACGAACTACTGGAGCAATAAACCATGCATAAAACAATCAAGGATATACTCACGAGACATATGCCTGTGAAATATATGCTTACGGGTCGCAACAATCAAGATTTACATGTGTTTATCGGTATGGTGTTGTTTCTAATCGTTGCTTATTTTGTCGGAGTGTAGACTATGACTTCTAAAAAATACGAACTTATTGCTTCTGATGTTGAGGGGCTGTATCGTGTCAAAGCACTGAGAGATTTTGGTAATGTAAAAGCTGGTGATGTAGGTGGCTATATTACTGGTGAACACAATCTTAGCCACGATGGTGACTGTTGGGTATATGACAATGCTTGGGTATATGACAATGCTTTGGTATCTGGCAATGCTCGTGTGTATGGCAATGCTTGTGTGTCTGGCAATGCTCAGGTATCTGGCAATGCTTGTGTGTCTGGCTATGCTTGTGTATCTGGCAATGCTTGTGTGTCTGGCTATGCTGGTGTATCTGGCAATGCTTGTGTGTCTGGCTATGCTTGTGTATCTTCCCATGCTCGTGTGTATGGCAATGCTCGTGTATATGGCAATGCTCATGTATCTGGCAATGCTTGTGTGTCTGGCAATGCTCATGTATCTGGCAATGCTTGTGTGTCTGGCAATGCCACTATCTCTAACACAAACGACTACTTTGTAGTTGGCCCTACTCTGTCATCAGGACGATACACCACTGTACACAAAACAGAAGAAGGTTATCAGATCGACTGTGAGTGTTACGCTACCAACAGCATCAAGGAGTTTAAAAAGCGCGTTAAAGAAGTGCACAGTGGTGATGACCTAGGCTCATACCTAGTTATTGTTACCTCATTGGATGCGTGGGTAAAATCAAAACTGAAAAAAGAGGCTCAAAATGCTAACAATTAAAGAATTCCAGCAAATACATCAGTTTTTAACACCAGAATCCTTGTATATTAACTATGTAGAACACTGTCGCAAAGAAGTAGACCAACTAAAACGAGAACTGTTGACAATCGAACATAACTTTGTTAAGATGGTTGCTAGTAAAGAGTTGATTGATAACTGTCGTAATCTTTTTGATGATGGAGAAGGAAAATGAATAAGGTTGAGGTAACTAAATATGGCACAGTTGACGATCTGAAAGCAGGGGATGTCTATCAACATGCTAATGGACATTTTTATCTTCTAATTGAAGATGGGGTTGGCAGATTCTCTTTAGTCTCCTTGTCGCAAGGGAAAAAATGGGCTAACGATGAAGAAGACACGTTCTGGGGGTACTATTCAGACTTCACAAAACTGCCTAAAGGTACAAAAATCACTATTACTGTTGGAGAAGAGCAAAAGGAGTATAACAAATGTATTTAAACACACTGGAAATCCCAAAAGCATTTGTAAAAAGAGTTGACAAAACATCGGTATATTCTGTAGAGTGGTCTGGTAAAACACAAGGGAAGTTTAGCGACAAGAAAACAGCTAAAGATTTTTGTGATAGTTTCAATATTCGTATTTATGGAGAGGATGAACAAAATGAAACCATTTGATCTTGAGAAAGCCTTGGCTGGTGCTCCTGTGGTTACTAGAGGTGGGCGGGAAGTAACACAGCTATACTTGTTTGATGTAAAAGATGATTGTTACCCTGTTTATGGTGTGATCCACAACAAAAATGGCAACTATATAGGGTGTTTTACCAAGGAAGGGCGAGAGCTCGTGAGTCGTGAGACTAGCTCCGACCTCTTTATGAAACCAGTTAAAAAGACAGGGTATATTCACCCAAAGACTATCGCAGACACACCACTAGGGGATAGTTGGGTTAAAGTGGAATACGAAGAATGACAATCAGCGTACAATCTATTATTGAAAGTTGTTTTGAATATCACTCTACAAAGGATGTATATTATGGACTGGATGAAGAACGAATCAGTGGCGAATTGGCCGACATCATTACAAGACAAACGAAAGAAAGCCTTGACCTATCTTGGAGAGAAATGGATAATGCATCCGAAGAATGAAGTAAAAAAGAAAAAGATTATTATGGGGTATAAATAGGTCATGAAGCAATCAGAGCACTTTAAAAAGTTTTCTGAGAAGGAAGGGGAATAAGAATGGAACAAATTGAACCAGCGGGGTATTTCGATATGGGTACAATCCCGTTTTACTATCAGGCGGATATTGATAAGTTGCAAAGCGACATCAACGCACTGAACCTAGCATTACGAGCAAATAAGGAAATGCTGGCAACTGAAACCGCACGCGCCGATAAGGCAGAGAAGCAGCGCGACGAGTTGCTGGAGTGTTTGGAGATAATTGCCGGTAATCGACAATGCTCAGACAATTTATTGAGTAATGTGGAGATTGCTTTGTTGGGGATTTCCAAGATGAAAGGCGGTGCGTGATGCGAATCCTATTAAGTATTTTTATTTGGTTGTTAGTGTATCCTACTGGAATATTTACAGGACAAACATAAAATGGAAATGGAAGAAATTGCTTTACTGCTTATTGGAATAGGACTGTCATCCATCATTGCGTTTAGTCTTGGTGACGCCTCCGGCAAAAAATCTATCTGTTCTCAATTTAAAGAACACGTATTGACAACAGAGGGTAAGTGTATTAAAGTAGAACAAGAGAGTAAGAAAGGAGCACAACAATGAACTTTGAAAAAGGCAAGAAATACTTGTACAATGGTAAAGAAGCAGAGTTAGTGCATATTGCTGAAAAAGCTACGCACAAGTTTCTGGTGGTTCACGAGCTAGATACTGTGGGGTACATTGCGGATTGGGCCAGAGAAGAAGAATTAACAGAGCTTCCACCCTACCACGACTTCAAACGTGGAGAACCTGTGATTGCTATTGAGTTTGGCGGGTATGTATATCGAAGGTACTTTTCTCACATAGACGATAAAGGTAGACCACATTGCTTCGATGGTGGTAACACTGCTTGGGCGGTTAAACTTAAATACATAAATAAGGCCACAACTGTTGCATGGGACTCTGTGAGAAAATTAACGGAAGAGGAGAAAGCTGAGGCTAGAAAAGACCACGAGGAACTACTACAATATTTTTCCTCTTGACAAGTGAAATAGGCTCACTTATACTGGGCCTATCTTAATGGATCAGGAAGCAACTCATGTGTAAAGGAGAAGTAAACATGAACAAATCAGAAATTAATCGTTATCTTGAGCATCCAGAAGTTGTTGATGAACTCACATATCAAGGGTACAGTGACACAACAATACAAGAAGAATTTAGTATTGCAATCGGTGACATTGAAGGTGATCTATTACGAGATGCATTGTGGAACTACTACAACAAAGGAGATAGTGAATTACTAAAGATGGTTGGGATTCGTGTGGCAACACAGGTTGTAGCTAATTTTGTAGCGTGTAAACTACAAACGTTTCCATCGACTCTTCAACGATTCTTGGAAGATGGTTCAGAACCAAAAGAAACACTTGTTGCTAAGTACACAGATCATAGTTGACAAACACAGAGGGGATGACAATGGGCAAGAAGTATGAACTGATTGCTTCTGACGTTAAGGGTCTGTACCGTGTCAAAGCACTGAGAGATTTTGGTAATGTAAAAGCTGGTGATGTAGGTGGCTATATTACTGGTGAACACAATCTTAGCCACGATGGTGACTGTTGGGTATATGACAATGCTTGGGTATATGACAATGCTTTGGTATCTGGCAATGCTCGTGTGTATGGCAATGCTCGTGTATCTGACAATGCTTGGGTATATGACCATGCTCGTGTGTCTGGCAATGCTCGTGTGTATGGCAATGCTCGTGTATCTGACAATGCTTGGGTATATGACCATGCTCGTGTGTTTGGCAATGCTTGTGTGTTTGGCAATGCTCACGTATCTGGCAATGCTTTGGTATATGACAATGCTTGGGTATATGACAATGCTTTGGTATCTGGCAATGCTCGTGTGTATGGCAATGCTCGTGTATCTGACAATGCTTGGGTATATGACCATGCTCGTGTGTTTGGCAATGCTTGTGTGTTTGGCAATGCTTGTGTGTTTGGCAATGCTCACGTATCTGGCAATGCTTGGGTATATGACCATGCTCGTGTGTTTGGCAATGCTTGTGTGTTTGGCAATGCTTTGGTATATGACAATGCTTGGGTATATGACAATGCTTTGGTATCTGGCAATGCTCGTGTGTATGGCAATGCTCGTGTATCTGACAATGCTTGGGTATATGACCATGCTCGTGTGTTTGGCAATGCTTGTGTGTTTGGCAATGCTC